CCTGCCAGTCCCTTTATCATATCCATCAGCATATCCAGTTTCCCGTCAAGGCTGGATGAATCCTGCGCGCCTTCTTTCGGCGGCTCCTCTTTGTGTACAGGCACTGCAGGAGGTTCCTGTGGCGCCGCACCCTCATCCATTGCCGCTGCCGCATCTGCCGCCATCGTTTCCAGCTCTTCCGGTGATGCATCCTTAGCCGCCTGGGCAAACCACTTGAAAAATAAACTGTTCTTCTTCATCTTCCCATTCCTTTCCGGCCTTTTCACGGCCTCTACCTTTTTCTTTGAATCTAAAATCGCAACATGCTTCCCGGCCCTTCCCCGTGTCACCACGGCGATATGGTTCCCCCGGATATCATGCTGCGAATAGGTCCCATCCTCATTTTCCGTGTAGCTGCACTCATATCCGCAGCTTATTTCCCGCTTACCGCCCTGAACCGCCCGGATTAATTCCTCATCCTGGATGTGCAGGTCCGCTATCACATGTCCCTCCCATTCCCCTTCTCCCTTCCGGATGTTCTGGGCGTGCCCTCTGGCATACTGGGTACAGTTGTCCGGTGTGAGAAGTTCAGGCGGATGTTCATCCGTGATTGGCTTACCCTCAAAACTGGATAAGGCCGCTTCTGAAAAGACCTCATCCGGTGAACGGTATACCTTCACCATCTTGGAAATATCCCCGTCCTGTTTCAACTCGCTTTCCAGGTACTCCATCTCGCCAGTTCTGGCTATAGGCACATTGCGGCAAATTAAAAAGCCCTCAACCGTTTCCATCTGGTTGGGGCTTATCGTATAGCCATAATATGCAAACATCTTATTCAGTTCCTTCCTGTTGCGATATCGCAACAAAAATGCTACCAGCGCCTGACCGATAGCATTACACAATCAACATCTCTTTTATTTTTTCCGCATCTTCAGGGGATACCTCATCATACTCCCAATCCTCTCCGATGAAAATGCAAGACTGCTCTGGCGCAGGAATCCACTTTCTCAACCGCTTGTCATACCGTTCAAAATTACCGTTCAGGAAGCGATACAGACGATTGGCCTTTTTCTTTTTACCATCATAACCATAAACAAAATAGAAATCTTTCATATGACCTCCTACTTAATCCGGTCAATATTTACCGGCACTTCTAACTGCGCAGATAGCTCAAACATCTTTTTGTTCAGTTCTGCCCTTCTCTCGGGTGTCGTGGTGTCCTTCCTGGCCTCCTCATACAGTTTATGCATCGGGCCATCTTTAACCTGGAAACTTTCTGGTGTATGAAACTGTATCTCAAATTTCTGACCAGAAGGAGCTTGGAATATGCAGTTAACGCCTTTATATGCAGACCGTTTATCCAGCCAGGTATTTCTCACCCTTACCACCTTATATCCTTTTGCCTTCATTGCATCCGTGACATTTACATATGCATTTGTTAGGTTCAGTGGATTATCCTGGTAGGTATACCGGATTACATCATTTGTGGAGTTAATAGTGTCCGTAATGGCTTGTGCATCCAGGCTATGATTGCTGTCTGTTCCCACCTTGCGCAGGAAGGAATCCTTCGTTTTTACACGGTGCTCCAGTCCAATCATAGACACCCCTGTATCATTTGATATCTTGGTCAAATCAGCAGTGATTTCCGGTTCTTTTGCAATGATCTTTCCATATGCATTTGATTTCCGGTAAATGGCCTGCGTTTCCTTCCATTTTACAGATTCATTATACTTCATGTCCCTGAACTTTTCAAAGGTTTTCGGCATGTCATTACCACATACCTTTCGATACCGATTATACTGCTTGTAATCATTTAACAGCTTCTGTCGGTTCCTTACCTTCTCTTTATATGCCGCAATCTGCTTCTTGGTTCGTGGGTCCACTGTAATCGGGTTTTTTTCAAAGCTGGAGAAGTCCTTGTCCTTCTGAATCTGCTTATCCGTTTTACCCATGGTTGTATACTTGACCAGGGAATGCAGGCAGTTTGGATGGATGTTAAGGTATGTATTGCTTAGGTCATCCGGTCCATTTGGGTCTACCTTCCCAAAAGCCTTTGCCAAAGCCGGATAATCTGGATTATCCCCAGAACGGCTGTACACCCGGCCTTCCAAAGGGGCGCATACCGGACAGGTGCTGCCAATCTTCACAATCTTATACAGGTCATGCTCTGGGTCCGCTGTCAGGATGGCTGATACCTCAGCTTGCCTGGCAGTTGCCCGGGTTGCCATGTTACAATAGTCCTGCAAAGACCATTTTCGTCCTGACTTATCCACGAAGGATGTTATCCCATTGCGCTCCAACTCCTGGACCATGCTGGACGCTGCTTTACTGGTCCCATGACCTGCTGCCTGTTGTTCTGCCACTGCCTGTAAGGCTGCATTCCGTAATGTTCCCTCCTGCCGTTTTCCGACCAGGAATACTTCCTCCATTGTCTTCTGCGCCATGGTGGATGCTTCCACTATCTCTCCAATCAGATTATTGGACAGCTGCTCTACAATCCCCATCTGCGTGGCTGTGAGCCCTGCCGCATTGGCATACCCATTAGCCGCGGCCTCGGACCGGTAGAAGATGGACTCTATCATTGTCGGCACATAGTTCCAGCTCTCGTCCACCATCTCCTGAAGGATTTGCTGGGTGCGCTTCAGAGCCGCTACTTCCGCATAGTCCACATACCCCTGCATACGTTTCCGATTGATTTCAGCTATCAGACGCCGCTCAGTACGTAAGAACAGCATACGCAGAAACCTTGTCGCATCCTGTTTATCCGGAGGCCTTATAAGATTTGGCATTATTCAACCACCTCTTCCCCAAACGTACTTGGAAGCGTCAGTCCTGCCATAGGGTCCTGCATGACCTTGTAATCTGAGTATGTCCTGCCCTTCGCCTGCTCGATGGCCTCATCCGATATGGTATTATACATACTGGTCTCATCAGCCAGCGCCTTAAGTTCCTTCAGGGCCGTAGCAGCGTCAATCAGGTCGCTTTGATAGGATGCCAATATCGCCTGCGTCTTTTTCTCTACAATATCCGCAACCTCGTTTGAATCCGGGGTCTGAAGTGGTGGGAAGTCAATGCCCAAGTCATCTGGAACAATCCCCCAGGCTGACAGGGCCATGATTGGAAGTAGACGCTCTAGAATTGGACGTAACTGGTTCTCACGCAGACCATCTATATAATCATAATAGTTGTTCATATCGCTCTCGCCCGTGGCGTTCATGCCAGCTGGTGACCGTCCAAACAATTTCGTGACGGGAGTCTTTGCCGCCCCGGCCACATCCATCATCACCCTGTCATATACTTCCGGAAGTCCCGTGAATGTATACTGGGTGTTATGCATGACATCACCCTTGTTAACCAGGCGCGTACCGAAGTTGCTTTCAATCACGCTCTGGGCCTGGAGGGTGTGCCAGAACCGGCGCTGTGCCTCCGCATTGCTGGTTGCAAGCATCTGGTCCAGGCTGTCTGTTTCCATGTAGTTAACATTGGCCCGGAAGGTCAGGGATGCTATGTTAGCGGATACATTGTCCCGCTTTACCAGTTCATTGTAAATGGCTTCAAGCTCTGACTCTCCCCAGTAATTCTCTGCGATTTTCTCGTTGTAAGGCAATTCCCGGCCAGCAAAACGCAGTACCCTGCTATGGTGTACCCTGGATATGAGCGTGCCGCTCTCTTCATCCCGGATGGTATAGTATTCCGGGAGACCGAAGTCCTGGTCCGATGGGTCCGTCACCTGTCCCAATTCCGGATAGATGCCGCTCCATCTGTCCAGTATCATGAGCCCCAGAAAGCATCCTGGAAGTACCAGGCCATAGTCCAATGGCAAGGAAAGGTCATCCTGACCGCGTATCATAATGATACCAGCCGCGCCTCCATACAGTCTGCCCCAGTACATCCCTTCAAGGAGGGATTTGCGCAGGTGCACCTTGCGTTCTAGCCGCTGCATGGCATCTATGTATTCAGGGGCGACATTGCTTTGTATGGTATACCACTTACGGACCATGTCTCCCGGTATCGTCTCAATGATGTTCTGGACAATCCAGTTCTCCCTATACAGGCTGGTCAGCAGCTGGTAATTCTGGGTCATACGGGTAAGTGGGTATTGCGTGGCCTGCAGTAGGTCCTGTGTGCCGTATCCCAGCCGCGCTATTGGATTAGAAAAGGCATCCATCGTTGTGACGGGCGCCTGCTTTGTGTCTGCCCGCACATGACGGGTGTTCCTGCGTTTTGACATCTCTTATCACTCCCCTTATCTATAAATTGCTGCTATATACATGATAATCGCCCATGCCAAGAAATAAATTGCTTCTATTGTTTCTCGTTTATTATGACATTTTAATGCCTTGATGTCATAATAAAGGAACAGGGCGATTGCTCCTATTTTTTGAAATTACCCTAAACACTTCCATCATTTTATCCCTATCCTCCATTCCGGTAACTTCGTGAAAATATAATATCGCAATGCATCCGGTCCATGGTCCATCTGCTTTACAGGTTTCTCTTCTCCGCGCTCCCTGGCCTTGTCATCCCAGACATATGACCGCATCTCTGTAATCAGACCTGTGCATCTCTCATGTATTCGTATCTTCCCACGATACAGCATGGATGACACAGCCCTGATGCCGTCCTCCACATCATTCTCAGCCGGTTTCACGACATAGCCCCGACCGCGCAGTTCTGTGATGAAGCTGGCTGCCGATGGGTCAGCTATGATGTCAGCCATCAGGTCAGGATTGCTCCCCATGAACTCCACCATATCATCACCATATTGGCTGTCCGTTTTCTGGACCTTCTCCACGCGACTGTCCCACCGGTATTCCCGGTCCACCCAAATGATATCTCCATCATCGTAAATGTCCAGGTACACACACGGGTTAGTAGTCCCGTAGTCCAATGTTACTGTCCGGACGCTCAAATATTCCAGTCCTTTTGGTCGGGTCTCATCATTATAGATGTTGGACTTTATAAACATGGTATATATCAGGCCCTCAGCTACAGCCCATAACCCTCGGATATAACGTAAAAAAAAGACACCAGTGTACATGCTCCGGTATCTCTCCTTAATCTCCTCATCCAGGGATAAGTTATCATCCATTGTGAAATGCAGGTATAGCAACCGTTTAACTTCCTGTCCCTTCTCCTGCAATTCCCCGGCCCTTCTCTGCCCAATGAATCCAATTGCCCGGTCAATCCATCCAACCTTAAACCAATGCATCGGCCCAGCCGGATTGCAATTGAACCAGAACTTACTTCCCTTCACAGAGCATCGGCCTGTAGCCTGATTGACGAAGGATTCCGGCATCAACGCCACCTCATCGAAAAAGGCACCGGCTGCCGTAATGCCCTGCACCAGCTCCTGGGAGCCCTCGTCCTTACCTCCAAAGATATAAAAGTAATTGGTAACCCCCTTCCGGGTAACCTCCAGCATATTGGGGGTCTCTCCAGAAAGATGGTGTATGCATCTGTATCCCCGGCTCCGCAACATGGTCTTGAGGTTGGTTAGTACATTACGCTGGAAGGAACTAATTGTCTTACCGGCCATGATGAAGTTCTGGCCATCAAACATAGACATGGCCCAGAATATGAATGCCAGGGACATGGCAACTGTTTTCCCGGAACGGATGGCTCCATCTGCTATGATGCCGTCATAATCCTTGACCGGGCTGTTGTCCATCCACCAGTTAAGAACCTTCCTCTGCTTTTTTGAAAACGGCTTAAACTTAAATACCGGCCGTTTCTCCTTCCTCTTCATCAGACCAGCCCTCCTCCATTTCGTCGTCAGTCCAGTCATCCTCAACAGTACTTTTCAACGCATCTAGGAATCCATCATCTTCCTGTTCTTCCTCGTCATCGACACCCATCCTGGCCTTGGAGGCTGCCATACGTACTCTCTGCTCCTCAAGGTCCGTCTCGGATTTGGAAGTCTGCCCCAACACGTCCTTGATAGCCATGAAAGCCTTCACATCCCCGCGCATGGCCTTTTCAATCATGGCCATAGTAATAATCTCCTCATAGGTGCTTTCGCCCCCATCAGCGCGCAATATATCAGACAGGCCTTCAACCTCAACTTTCATAGTCAAAAGCCGGTTCATTGTGTCTCTCATGGCGGCCTTTCGTCTCCTGGATTCCCCAGATGCCTTACCGCCTGCAATTGCTATTTCTCGCTGTTCACTCGCTGTTCGCTCATGGAAACCATGTCCATTTAGGTTTTCATTGTTTGCCATCACCTCACCTTCCTATCTGGCTATCCTCTCCGTGAAGGAGGTCCCGGACGCCCTAAGTTTCAGGCGCCAGGAAATGAAAAATGAATATAAAAAGGACACCCGCTAAGGATGCCCTTTTTATAAAAACGCTTCCCCACAATCATCGGAACACCTTGAATCGAACAAGGGACCTGCGGCTTATAAGGCCGCCACTCTGCCACTGAGTTATGTTCCGTTAATGCGTACCTGCATCTAAGTACCCAGCATCTGGATACCCGATGCTCCAGTACGCCATGCTGACATATTCAGCAGTACTTTATGCCGCAGTCGAATGTCAGCGAATCAGCCACCAGGGTGTAACACCTGGCGGCCGTTGCTTAAATGGGGAGGATGCAAAACCAATCAGCTTTCCGCTTCATCCAATTTTGCATATTACAATTATAAATCGTCCAACCGGACATGACAAGGACACGATTTTGACACGCTCCTGTCAAGTATCTAATCCAGCATGAGGGCATCAGCCCCAAAGAGATATACACTAAGAATTCCCGTAAGTTCCGTTATCCACCGCCTGGCTGTCCGCTCTCCATATCCGTAAATCTCTGCAATACTTTCGTATGTCATCCCATCCAGATAGAAATACTTGAATGCCAGATACTTCTCATGCGTATTCTTCCGACACTCCTCATCCTCCAGGAGCTTCAAGCACTTGTCTATGTGTCCTATCATGACAATACTCCGGAGCTTGCTCTTGAGGATACTGTTGATAAAGATATCTTCCTCTGTGAACTCCTCCAGTTCATCGCCATTATCCATGTCGGACAGTTCTGCCACTCCCTCCTCCACGCTCTGACA